CACCGCGTCGAGGCGCTGCGCAAGGGACAGCACGTCGGCCTCGGCGGCGTCGGCCTTGGCCTTGAAGGTGTCGCGCTCGGTGCGGGCGAGCACGAGGGCATCGTGCTCGGTGCGCGAGAGCTGCACCACGTCGGCCGGCTTGTCGGTGCCGGCCCCATCTTTGAGCCCCATGGGGCCTCCTTTTGGGCTCTCGGCCCCGGCTGCGGCCCGTGCGAGGGCCAGTGAGTCGATGTTGTTCTGCCGCGGCGTCGGGGTCAGGCTCACGGAATGGAGCCCGCGCCCGAGCGGCTTGCCCGTCGCCGGGTCGTGCATAGTGCCGACCAGCGTGGGCGAGAAGAAGAGAAGCCCCGGGTTCGCGCCGAGCATCGCAGCGCCGGCCGCGGTGTACTCGGGAACGCCATAGAGGCCGTCGCCGGGACGGTGCTCAAGCGCGGTCACTCGGCCATACAGAGGCACGGCCGCGGCGTCGGTGCCGCCTGCCTGCGCGCCATAGAGGGCGTGCGCGTAGTCGATGGGGATGGAGAACCCGGCGCCGGCCGCGGTGACGATGGACGCAAGCAGTTCGTCCGTCACGTCGAGCAGATGCGCGCCGGTGTAGGCGTCGTGAAGCGGGCCGACGCGCATGAGCTGCGCGACCTTGCCCCGCACCAGGCCCTCGGCGGCAGGAGCGTGCACCGGGGCCATCTCACAGAGCACAGCGGAGAGAGGCAGCGGGCCGGGGGCGTCCACGTAGGTCGTAACCTCGTCGACGCGCACGGGCTCGGACAGGACCAAGCGCCCGTCCTCGCTGCGGCTGTAGCTCATGCGGTAGTACATGTCCTCGCCGGTGCCGCAGACCTCGCCGACCACGGACTCGCCCGTGATGCTGTCCTCTTCAATGCGAATCCACGGGTCGGAGCCCATCGGGGCGAGGCCGCGCAGACGCATGGTCACCGCGTCGCGCAACTCCTCGAGGAAATCGCCGAGGCTCTGCCCGTCGCTCGTCGGAATGGTCATCGCCATCAGGGTTTCCCCTTTCTCTTCCAGCGTCGCGCGCCGGGCTTTCTCGCGGTCGGCCCATGCGCGGCCGGGGTTGCCACCCCACAGAAGCCACGCGGTCAGCCACGGCGAATCGGCGGTCCCGTCCTCGGGTCGCGTCTTGTCGTGCCGCGCGAACCATGCGGGCGCTTCGACCGTCAACCATTCGACGCTCTGCGCCTCGCCTGCAGCGATGGAGCGAGCGCGGCGAACCGTCTCGGGCTTGAGCCCGTCGCCGCCCTTGCCGTCCTCGTAGAGCTTCAGGCCACGACGGGCGGCAGCAGACACGGCAGCAGGAGGTGTGCGGCGAATCGGCATCACGCGCCCCCGGCCGGAGTGGGCATCGCGGGCGCCGCAGGAGTCTGCGGGCGCAGGCCGAGACCCACGGCGCGTTTCTCTTCGGGCGGCGCCAGTTCAAGCGCGGCGTGGACCTTCGCTCGAGACTCGGGGCCAATCTGCAGGATGCCGGCCGCATTCAGCGCGGCCAGGCTGTTCAGATGCGTGACGAACGCTTCGGACGCCAGCCCGTCAAAGTGCAGCCGCGGCAGGTCGGCCGGGTCAACCTCACCGAACCGCCACTTGCAGATGCGCGGAATGAGGCCGGCGTTGACCTCCTCCGCGAGCCAATCGCACACCGCCTGCGCGCTCTGCCGCGACGCTGCAACCTGCGTTTCGCCAAGCGAGTAGGAGCCGCCACCCTCGCCGGAGCCCAAGAGCATCCATTGCATCGCGACGAGCTCATAGATGGAGCGCGAGATGTCGGCGAGTACTGCGTTGATGCGGCTGACGTCGTAGTCGGCCCCGAAGATGGACACGTCCCACCCGGGCGGAGGGACGAGGTATGCGCGGTCGCTCGATGCGTAGTCGGACAACATCGTTGCAATGTCGTCGGCGTCTTTGACCGCCTGCGGGCCGAGGCGGGCCGCCGTCTCGGCGTCGACCTTGGCGACCGGCGTACCCACGGCAAACCGCTGGACGCCCACAATCCGAAGCTGCGCGGCGGCGGCATGGTCAACGGCGAGGGTTGCGGCCGGGCGCAGAATGCCGATGCCGCTGAAGTCGGAGCGGGAGACGGGGCGCCACGTAAGGCGGAACAACTGCGAGGCGGGAATCTCGACGCCGCGACCGTAGCCCGAGAGCGGCTGCTGCACGCACCCGGCCAGTTCTTCATCCTCGCCCATCAACCACCACGCGATGCTCGCGGGGTCGCGGTACTTCAGGACGGTGTACCACTCGCCTTGGTGTTCCTCCGCGATGGTTTCCCACACGCCGAATCCGTACTCGACGGACCCGAGAAGTTCGCCCCACAGAGACGACCACCGCACTCCGGCCGGGCTTGCATACCCGATGCCGAGGCAGGCTTTGACGTGCTCGGCGTAGGCGATGGCGTTCGGCGTCGGTTCGGCGCCTTCGACCTTGCCCGGTTCGATGCGCGGCGTCGGCACGCGCATCAGGTCGCGCCACATGCCGAGGGCCACGTACACCGGAGGGCAGACCAGCGCCGACCGCATGGCCAGGATGCGGTCAGGGTGTGCCTGATACCGGCGGGCAGGCTCGTAGGCCGCGCCGTTCGTCGTCGTCGGGCCACCGATGCGGCCGATGGGCGCTTCGACTCGTCGCGAGTCGTCGCGCATCACCAGTGCCCGCAGTTTGTCGACGATGCCGAACATGGCCGCCACGCTACACGGGGCGGTGATAACTTTCAACTATCAGCGCGATGTGGCGTGAAAGCCTTGGCCTATCGCCCGCCCCGTGACGCGAGCAGTGCCGCGGGGAGCTTGCGGGGTTGCCCATGCTGTGGCGTGGTCGCGATGCCCGGCGAGTCGAAGAGGTGCCAAAGCACGCGGCGACTGAGATAGCGCAAGCAGTCGACGGCGTGGTCGTGAATGCCGTCCTTCGTTGGCTCGTCACGCCCGCGAGGGTCCCATGAGTAGCCCAGAAGCGACCCATGGAGCGTGCGCGCGGGGTACTCGCCGCCGGGCGCTTCGACCATGGCGCGCGAGAACATGAGCTTGCGCCGTTCGATGGCGAGCCGCATCCGATTCAACGACCCGACCACCGACCGGCGCTCTGGAATCGTCTCGACGTGCGGGCGGATGCCGAGGCCATCAGGCGGGGCGCTCGCTATCAGGTCGAGGTCGCTGTGCCCCGTCTGCGCGGATGTCGCAGCGCCGGCCGGGTCTGCAATCACCTCGTCGAGCGGATAGCGCGGATCCTTCGCGCCGCCCCACATGCGGCGCGGCACGCAATCGGCCGAGATGCGCCGGCAGAAGGCGCCAAGGGTGATGCCGGTCCCTGCTTTGACGGGCGGGCCGACGTGGAACCATTCGCGCAGGACGACCCACCGGCCGCGCTCGACGTCTTCGGCCGCGAGGATGGCGTGTGGATTATTGCCGCCGAGGTCCATGGAGAGCACGAAGCGTGTGTTGCTCCAGTCGGTCGGAGCCCAGTCCGTGAGCACGCCGTCGGGCTCAAGACGCGCGACGTACTCCTCGACAATCTGCCCCTCGGGCGACCACTCGTGACCGTCGAGCATGGCGCGCGCCTGCCGCTCGGTCATGGTCGCGCGGACTCTCGCCTCGTAGCCCGGGTCGTTGTACGTGTTGTCGCGCGTCTGTGGGCGCCATACGCGGCCGCCGTGGCGCAGGGTGTCCGCACACCACCACGTCGACACCGGAAGCCCTGACGCCACCACCACGGGCGCGCATTGCTGCCCGGCGAGGTCAACGGCGGCGACGCGCGTCCGCTCCTGCCAGACGGTGAAGTAGCGCCCGTCAATCTGCTGGCACTCGTCTGCAATCAGCGCGTGCAGGTTCATGCCCTCGATGGGCGAGCCTCCGATTCGCGGGTCTCCGCTCGTGTCGAGGTGGCGCAGGCGAACGACGGACCCTGACGACCACCGGAACTCGGTATCGGTCGCGCGCCACTCGCCGCCGCAGCTCGCCGCAATGGACGACATGAGCGGGAGGTGGATGTCTCGCAGGGACTTGTAGGAGTCCATCACGAGCGCGACTTCGCAACCTGGTCGCGTCGCCGCAATCATGCACGCGGCGACCGACACGAGGGCCGATTTGCCGCTGCCCTTGCCCCCCGCCCACGCGCATCCGTCCGACCCCGGCCGCAGTATCTCGCGGAGGGCCTGCGCCTGCCACGGAAGCGGGTCGAACGATTCGAGCCGGAGCCCGGCCATTAACCGCCCTCGCCGGGCTCCGCGAGCTTGCCCAGAAGGGCCGCGATGCCGCGTGACGGGTCGTGGGTATCGACCGTGACCGTTTGCTTACTCGACCACGAATCGCCGCGCCGGCGCTCAAGCCACCACTGCGCGGCCTTCGCGTCGCCGTCCTCGGCGGCCTGGATGACGATGCGGGCCATGCGGACTTCCGCGGCGTCGCGCGCGCGCGTTGCTTCCGTGAGAAACGTGAAAAACGGATCCTCGCCTTCGTTACCCCGCTGCTTCCACAGGGTCAGCGTCGCCTCGTCAAGCCCCGCGTGAGCCGCAGCGGCAGCCCACGACACCCCAAGCGCGAGAGCTTCGCAGACGAGCTCGACAACTTCCGGCGTGCATTTGGTCGGTCGGGCCATAGGCAAAAGCTATCAGCCGAGACGCAATCACGCAACCGGATGGCCTGCGCGGTCGGCCAACACTTCCAACTCCGCGTCGATGCCGTCGAGCATCACCATCATCTTGTGGCGCTCGTCGGCCATGATGAGGCGGGCGCACGCCGCGGCGTCGGCCAGCGTCGCAGCGCGAACCGTGACCGGGTGAATGCCGGGAATGCGCAGGGTCAGGTCGACGCCGGTTGCATGGTGGGCGACGGTTGCGGTCATTGGGGCGCAACCTGCAACGCGGCCTGTAGCGCATCCTCTTCGGTCGGTGCACCACCGACAATCGTTGCGATCCAGCTCCCAAGAATCATGCCGCGGGTCACATGCCACCCGTCCGACATCCTCACAACGCCGATGGAATCATCATCCCACGCCCGCCGCACGACCGCGAGCACGCCGAGGCGCGTCAGGTCGTCGTCGAGGTCAGGGACGTTGTCGTGCATTCCGCCGTCAAGGGTCGGGCCGGAAACGTGGCCGGCCTTGTGGCTTCGGAATCCACCGTCGCTGCTGACGATGCGGTTCACGGATCCGGCCAACGCACACAATGGCCGGCACTCCATGCACCCGTGGACGACCATCTGCATCCCCGGCAACCACATCCACTTCGGACACGCGACCAGCCGGCACGCGATGTTCAGGCGTTCTGCGTTCATGGCGTCACCTCCGACCCGAATTTGTGCGGCCCCGGGTGCAGCGGAAGGCGCAGGCATTGCCATCCGTGCCCGTCGCGCTCAGAGCACGCCTTACTTGCAAGCCTATCGCCGCGGCCTTCGACGCGCGGCGCACACTTCAAGTCGTGCCCGAATTCGAGCGCGCAGATGAAAGACACGCCGTCGCCGACGTCCACGAGCTTCATGCACTTCGCCTTCATCGCATCCACTCCAATCCGCGAAATCCAATCGCGTCAATCTCGTCCGGCCGCACAGTGCGCCGGCCCTTCGTCGATCCGTGCAGGGCCAGCATGTGCGGCGGGATTGCCCACTCTCGGCCCCACGCGCGCAGTATGATGAACGCGATCCCGCCGCAGAGTTCCACGCGGCGAAGCTCGACCCACTGCCGGGCTTGAATCGCGCCGTTCTCGCTCGCATCTCCGGTCGGGTCGATGCCGCAGTCCCACGCGCCGAGCCCTGCGTGCGTCTTAGCCTCGATGGCGATGTGAACCCCGGTTTGGGTGTGCCCGGTGAAGTCGACGCCCTGGAATCCGTCCCACGCCGCCCGAAAGATGTGCCGGCCGCGGGCATCCCGCGACACCCTGCCGAGCACCGCAATCGGCGCACCGACGCGGCGAACGTAGGCGCGGCCTTGGGCCTCAAGCGTGCGGTGATAGCGGTCAAGCGCGAGCTCGAATGCCTCGCCGGTCGCGCGGGCGGTGCGTCCGGCGTGCGAGCGCCCTGCTGCTGCGACGTCTGCGGCGAGGCCGGTCATGCGTCCCCCTTGCGCGCCAACCCCGCGAGGTCGTCACGCTGCACCTTCACGTAGACCCCATCGGGCGGCCCGCCCGTGAGCAGCCGGTGCGCCTCTTTGCAGGCCCACGCGACGCCGTAGGGCCATGCGTAGGCGTTATCTCTGACCTTGGCGAGCATGTCCGCGGCCTGGATTGCGGACAACGCGCCCGACTCGACCACGGCGCGCAGGGCGTCGAGCTCGGCTTGCAGGCGGGCGCACGTCGCGTCGGTGTGCTTTTCACGGTCGAGCGCGGCGGCGAGTTCAATCTCGGCGCTCTGCGCCCGAATCGACCAATCCCCCAATCGGACTTCCAACTCCATCGCCCGCGCCTTGAGCGCCCGCCACTCGTCCGCGTCGGGCGGGATGTACGGCCGGCAGAAGCGCTCGGGATGACCCGCGTCGAGCACGCAGATAAAGCCCGTCCATTCGCCGTCGACCTTCGTTCCTGGGCATCGCTTCACCACTGCACCTCCTCCTCGGGGACGAGGCGGGCGAATGGGCCGAACCTCTCGGCCTCTTCGATGACCATCGGGTCGGCGGCAAAGCTGGCATGGTCGCCAGTGCGCTTGTCGGCCGGGTCGTGGAGGCACACCGCAGCATCCTTGCCGCACAGCCACACCGCGCCGTCGACGTCCTGCAAGAAGTCTCCGGGTTTCGCGTCTGCGAGCCTCACGCCGCCACCTCCATCCGCTCCACGTTGACCGGCCCGACATACTGCCGGCCGGTGATGCTGCCCGTGAACACGCCGCGACCGGCGGGCCACCTCGATTCGTCTTTCGCCTGCGCCCGCATGGCCTCAGATGGCGCCGCGCTGCGAGAGAGCGCCACGGAGCGCGCCTTCTCCTGCCGCGCCCTAAATGCGGCCTCCGCGGCCTCGCTTCGGCTCGGCTCCGGGTTGTCCACGCCGAAGTGAGCACGCACGGCGCCGCGAATCCACTCTTGGCGGTCATGCCTTGAAATCTCGTCGATGGCGATCAGCCACGAGACCGGCATCGAGATTCCAATGGTGCCATCTGCCGGCCCGCCGCGGTTGACCGGAGCCCGGGTCGCGCCGCAGATGGTCGGCAGCGGCTTTCCAGTCTGCCGCAGGTATTCGGCCGCCATCATCTCGCGGACGACAACGGCCATGGGCACGCCGCGAGAGACGGAGAGCCCGCTGACCATGTGCCGCAGTCCGGCGAGTTTGATTGTGACCTGCGAACGGCTGTCAGTCTCGTCCTTGTCCAGCTTCGCCGCTCGAGCGCGGAGTTGAGCGGATGTCCGCTGCACCAGGTCGAGCGGGCAACCCGCGGCAAGCCATGCGCGCATTGCCACGCGGCACTGCTCGGCGATTCTGGTCTTGCCGGAACTCAGCGCGACGGCCCACTCGCTCGGCACGTAGACCAGCACGCCGCCCTTGGCCACGCTCTCGCCGGCCTTCGCGCTCCACGAGCGGTGCGCCTCGATGAGCCCCGGCAGCGGACGGCCCGACCGTTTCGCGTGCCACTCAACGGCGAGGCGAATCGCCGCC